TTGAAGGCGACGGAATGGAATTTGATAAAACCGCAAAAGCCCCTCACTTCTCGTGAGGAACTTGAATTTAATATAGGAGTAACAAATGTCTAGTACATCAGCACCATTTGGTCTACGCCCAGCGTTCCATCCTTCTGGATTGGATCGTGCACAAGCATTGACCAACGGTATTGCGTCGGGTTATTCATCTGACATCTTGAAGGGTCAGCCCGTCAAGTACAACCCAAGTAACGGTAACATTGTTATCGCTACAGTGGGCGCTATTTGGTCTGGCGCTTTTGCAGGCGTAGAATTCACTGACACAACAGGTCGTCGTCGTGTTTCTAACTATTGGCCAGCAAGCACAACCGGCACAAACATCATTGCCTATTTCTACAACGATAACAACATCGTTTATGAAATTCAAACTGATGCAACCATTGCTCAAACTTCTATCGGTAACGAATACAATTTTAGCAACATTGCAGCTGGTTCTAACACAACCGGTCTGTCTGCTTGTACTTTGGGCGTTTCTACTGCGGTAGGTAACGGTAACCCTGGTGACATGCGTGTTGTTGATATTGCAGGTTACTCTGATAATGCTTGGGGTGACGCTTACGTTATCGTCCGTGTTGTGAACTCACGCTCACAATTCTTCGGTACTGTTAACGCTATCGCCTAATTAGGAAAGGAATAAATCATGGCAGCACCAATGCGCAGTACTGACTTCCGCTCCATCGTTGAACCGATTCTAAATGAAGCGTTCGATGGAGTGTATGATCAGCGTCAGGACGAATGGTCCACGGTTTTCCGTGAACAGTCCGGCATCCCACGTAACTATCATGAAGAACCAGTTTTGTATGGTTTTGGCGCAGCTCCTCTGTTACCAGACGGCAGCCCAGTGTCTTACCAACAAGGTGGCGTACTCTTCCTGAAACGTTACGTATATAACGTGTATGGCTTGGCATTTGCTTTAACCAAAGTTTTGGTTGAAGATGGTGACCACATCCGTATTGGTCAAGTTTACGCAAAGCATTTAGCACAATCTTTGGTAGAAACCAAAGAGACGCTATCTGCAAACGTAATCAACCGCGCGTTCAATAGCTCTTATGCTGGTGGCGACGGCGTTGCTCTTAATAGCACCGCTCACCCAGTGGTAAGTGGCACGCAATCCAACTTGTTGGGTACTGCTGCTAACTTGTCACAAACCTCACTTGAGCAAATGTTGATCTTGATCCGTCAAGCAGCAGATAATAACAACAAGAAAATTCGCTTGCAGCCTGTTAAGCTAGTAGTAGCTCCGGGCAACGTATTCCAAGCTGAAGTTTTGTTGAAATCTGTTCTTCGTACAGGTACAGCGAACAATGACATCAACCCAATCAAATCGATCGGATTGTTGCCAGAAGGCGCTACTGTATTAAGTCGTTTGACTTCAGCAACAGCATGGTGGGTACAAACTGATGCTCCAGAAGGTATGAAACTCTTAATGCGTCGTGCACTTGAGAAAACCATGGAAGGCGATTTTGAAACCGACTCCATGCGTTACAAGGCAACAGAGCGTTATGATGTTGGCTTTACCGACTGGCGTGCAATGTACGGCACACCTGGCGTTTAAGTATTAAAGGTTATGTGGGGGAACCTTAATCCCCCACTTCATATGTCTAAGCTTTTCAAGGAGAAAGACAAATGCCTCAATTTTCAGATGATCTATTCTTAGGTGCTGCTACTACCTATATGGGTACTAGCACAAACCATTTATCACAAGCTGTTTTAACTGCATCAATCGCAACAACTGGTGGCGGCACAATGACCGTTACTGCTATTGCAGGTGTGCCTTTATTTGTGGGTATGGTTCTTGTTGGTGCTAACGTTACTGCTGGTACAACCATTACAGCGTTTGGTACTGGTACTGGTGGCACAGGTACTTATACTGTATCAATTTCACAAACTGCAGCTTCTGCAACTGTTACCGCTTATGGTACTTCAGATCTAGGTGATCCATCTTTGATGGGTTTAGGCGTAGGCCCTCTAGGTCGTACTTACATTTGGGACGTCGTGCCTGTTGCTATTACTACTGCTAACGTAGTTGCTTCTGTAACGCCAACTGGTGTTGCAACTTTAACTTTAGCATATGGTAAAGGCACACAGCAAAAAGTTCGTGCTGACGGTGTAACTGTTGCGCAACTTGATACGCCTCGTGCTGTAAGCGTTGCTGTTGGTGCTGGTACTCCAACAACTTCTAATGTAACCATTACTGGCTATGATGTGTATGGCCAATCAATGAGTGAAGTTATTGCAACGGGTACAACACAAAGTACTACTGTCAGCGGTAAGAAAGCATTCTTTCAGATTAGCAGTATTACAAACAGCGCTGCAACTGCTGTAGCTATTACAGTTCAAACTACCGATATTCTTGGACTTCCTGTTGCTGTGCCTTCAGTTCCATTCTTATCTGCTGTTAAGTTTGGTACATCTACAATTGCGCAAGATGCTGGTACTTTTGTAGCGGCTGATGCAACTAACCCTGCGACAACAACTACAGGTGACGTACGTGGTACTTATGTACCATCTGCAGCTACTGATGGCTCTAAGCGCTTGGTAGCTATAGTTGCTATTCGCGGCATTGCTTGTGGTCCTAACGCTACGCGTTTAGGCGCTCTTGGTGTTAACCAAAACTTAGCTTCTTAATAGGGGAACATCATGGGTCAATTTAAACCTGTACCAAAAATGGAAACCACTGAGCCTTCAGTTGAATTAAAACTGAAAAAAGGTGGTAACGTAAAGAAGATGAACCCCGGCGGTTTAGCTGCTATGCCAATGTCACAACAACGTGTAATGCCTCCTGCATTGCTTCGTCGTAAAACAGGCGGTAAAGCATGCGGAATGAAAGACGGTGGTGAAGCTCGTGAAGATATGAAAGCTGATAAAGCACAAGATACACGCTTAATCAAAAAAGCTTTTAAAGAGCATGACTCGCAAGAGCACAAAGGCGGTAAAGGCACTAATCTTAAGCTAAAAACCGGCGGAGTACCTAACTCCAATGCTGGCGGCTATAAAATGGGTGGACTTGCTAAGAGTGGAATTATTCCCTCTAAAAAAGGCACTCAAACTATGTCTGATGATGCATTTCAACCTACAATGCGTGGAAACAAAGGCGTAGCTGAAGGCTTTAAGTGCGGTGGAAAGATGAAGAAGTTTTAATAAGTTGGGGGCCGAAGCCCCCAACTTATATTGAAAGATTATTATGCCATTGGTAAAATCAAAATCTAAAGAAGCGTTTAGTAAGAATATTGCTGCAGAAATTAAAGCAGGCAAGCCGCCTAGACAAGCTGCTGCTATTGCGTATTCTGTAAAGCGCTCTGTAGAAGAGAAAAAAGCCGGTGGTAAAGTAGGCTTATGGGATAACATTCATGCTAAGCAAGAGCGCATTAAAAATGGCTCTGGTGAACGTATGCGCAAACCCGGTAGTAAAGGCGCGCCAACTGCTGCTGATTTTAAAGCGTCAGCAAGTAAAATGGCAAAAGGCGGCGACCCTAGATTATCAGTAAGTCGTGGTGAAAAGCTATCTACAGAGCGCGGTGCTGGACTTACTGCCAAAGGTAGAGAAAAGTTTAATAGTGCTACTGGTTCGCATTTAAAAGCACCGGCGCCTCACCCAAAGACTAAAGCTGATGAGGGTAGAAAGAAATCATTTTGCGCTAGAATGTCCGGCATGCCCGGACCTGCTAAAGATGAAAAAGGGCGGCCTACTCGTAAGGCTGCATCTCTTAAACGTTGGAATTGCCCTGGCTGGTAAAATATGACGACTTCAGGCACCGTAGGACAAACCACAATCACTGTTCAAAGTTTAATTGACCATGGCGCTCGTCGTGCTGGAAAACTAGCAGAAGAGTTGACTTCAGAACAAGTGATGGCTGCTAAAGAAAGTTTGTACTATCTGCTTTCAAACTTGGCAAACAGAGGTATTCAATACTGGTGCATTAATAAAGTGATTATGGGCTTAATTCCAGATCAATCTTTTTATTATTTGCCAGTAGGCACTGTTGATGTGCTTAACGCAAACTATAGAACTGTTACAACAGTTACAACTGGCGCTTATAGCACATCAGGCGTTACTGCTAATGCGTTTGATGGCGTAGGTACTAATACATGTCTTTTAACTAGTAACACTGGATCAATTGGAATAAATAATGGCGCGAGCAATCCTGTATACATTGCTACTATTGGCATATTACCTGCTGTATCTGGCTCTGTAACAATTGATTTACAATACTCAAATGATAATGTAACTTGGACTACATTGCAAAGCCCTGGTGCCACTACTTGGACTTCCGGTACATGGATCTATTATGATCTGCCAACTTCAGCCACCGCGCAATATTGGAGAATTAAACAATCTGCTGGTGTGAATATGGGCTTTTACCAAGTAGTATTTGGCACAATGCCTATTGCCATCCCTATGGCTAGAATGAATCGAGATGATTATTCTAATTTGCCTAATAGGAACTTCACATCTCTTAGACCATTGCAATACTGGTTCAATAGAACCATTGAGCAACCTAATATGGAACTATGGCCAGTACCAAATAGTATTCAACCACAACTAGAGTTATGGCTACATCGCCAGATTCAAGATGTAGGCGCATTGTCTGGTTCTATTGAGATTCCACAACGCTGGTACCTCGCAATTCAGAACATGTTAGCGCATCAAATGTCAATGGAGTTACCTTCAGTTGACATTGCAAGAATTCAATATTGTGAGCAACAAGCTGAGAAATATTGGTTGCAGGCCGAGCAAGAAGAACGTGATAAGTCGCCTATCTATTTTGCGCCTAACATAAGCCCTTATACAAGATGAGCATCTGGCTTGACACTCTTGGAAATAGTATACTTAGCGTTGCTATTTGTGATCGTTGCAAGCGCAAAGTACCTTATTCCAGTATTCGATCTGATGGCAATATTCCTGCCATTCGTGTATGCGGTGATGGCTGTTCGGATGAAAAAGACCCGTATCGTTTACCAGCAAGGCAGCCTGAAAAGATTGCCATTCGGTTTCCAAGACCTGATGACAACTTAGATGGTCGTGTGCCACCGTATATTCCAGATGATGGAGGCATTGTTTAATGGCATTCCAAGTTCCAACAATTATACGGCTAGGCCAAAGTGCAATTACTACTAGTGCGACTACACTCTATACTGTCCCTGCAGTGTCTAGAACCTATCTAGAAAACATTGATGTAGTTAATACCAATAGTACTTCAACCACGTTTGATGTGTATCTGGTACCTTCTGCTGGAACTGCTAGTACAGCAAATGCATTGTTTTACCAGCAAACTCTATTGGCTAAGCAAAACGTGCAATGGACTGGTTTACAAGTACTTGAAGCAGGCTCTACTATTCAAATAAAAGCATCTGCAACTGGTGTAACCATTATTGCAAGTGGAGAAACTTATGAGTATAGCTAGTTTTCCGCAGCTTGCAACATTAAGCACTTCTACAGTAACATCTGCCCCTTGGGAAATTCAAGTGGCTCGTGGATTAGTTTCTGGTGTTAATCAAGTTAATATTTTTGCGTATTCAGATACTGTTAAAACCACTTTTTATACATTATGGGAGCTAACGGGAACCACTCAATATGCCTTCCCGGCGTCTGCGGTAACAATGACCCTTGCCAGCACTTCTGCTTCTGACAATACAAGAGCGACAATTCTTGTTAGTGGTCTTAATTCAAGTTGGGATGCTATTACTGAAACCGTAACATTAAATGGCGTAACAGGCGTAACTACAACCAATCAGTTTCTTCGTATTAACAGCATGGTTATGACCAGCACAGGAACAGGTCAAACTACTAACGTAGGCACAATTACAGCAAAAAATGGTGGTATTACCTATTCTCAAATCAATATTGGAGTAGGAAGGTCACAAGCGGGGGTATATTCAGTACCTAATGGTTATACCATGTACCTTACTTCAATCAACGCTTTTAATGGCGATGCAGCGGCGGGTAATGCA